GGCAAGAACGGTAAGTTCTTTAGTGGCAAGATGAGTGAGCCATTAGTTAAGCGTGATGAGGTTGATGATTCACAAGGCACAGGCGATTTGCCGTTCTAATGATTGAGTATCTACCGAAACAAAAAGAAGCATTACGTGTGCTGGGTAACTCACACCCGGCACGTGTGGTGCTATTCGGAGGTGCGGCAGGTGGAAGCAAAAGCTTCATAGGTTGTGCATGGCAGATAAGCCGCAGGTTCAAGTATCCAGGTACGCGCGGATTAATAGGTCGTAGCAAACTCGACACGCTAAAGAAGACCACGCTAAAAACATTCTTTGAGGTTGCGGGCATGTTAGGACTTGCGCCAAATGAACACTTTACCATCAATAACCAAACGCACGTAATAACCTTTGCTAATGGTAGCGAGATTATTCTCAAGGACTTGTTTGCCTATCCATCAGACCCTGAGTTTCATTCGTTAGGAGGTCTTGAGTTGACAGATGCATACGTAGATGAAGCTGCGCAGGTAAGCAAACGTGCAATAGATATACTCCAGTCGCGTATTCGTTTTAAGCTACGCGAATATGATTTACCACCAAAGATGCTGCTCACATGCAATCCGTCTAAAGGATGGCTTTACAATGAGTTCTACGCACCATTCAAAATGGATGGATTACCTACACACCTTGCATTCATCCCATCGCTGCCAACAGATAACCCACACCTACCTGAAACATACCTGGAAACTTTGGAGCGATTGCCCGAAGTGGATAGGCGAAGGCTATTGTACGGTGACTGGGAATACGATGAAAGCATAGACAATCTATACCAGTACGATGATTTAGTGCGCTGCTTCCGTGACGAAGAAAGCAAAGGAGATAAATACATAAGTGCCGACATCGCACGACTAGGAAAAGATAGAACGGTCATTTGCGTATGGCATGGTTTGCACCTAATTGAAATACACGAGCTGCGTAAGCAACCTATCACCACAGTTGTAACAAATGTTAGACAAATTTGTGACAGGCATAGCATCAAACTTAGCAACGTGATCTGTGACGAAGATGGTGTAGGTGGTGGTGTAGTGGATAGCTTAAAGTGTCGCGGCTTTCTCAATGGTGGTCGCGCCAAACAACCCGATAAGTTTACCAATCAAAAGGCTGAGTGCTATTTTAAGTTAGCAGAATTGATAGAGCAGAACAAGGTCGTGTTTAAAGTGCAGCCATTCCGGGACATCATCGTGCAGGAACTGGATATGATACGTAGGCGCACACCCGAAGCAGACGGCAAGCTAGCCGTAATAAGTAAGGACGAGATAGCACGGATGCATGGTAAGTCTCCAGACTATGCAGATGCCATAATGATGCGCATGTACTTTGAATTATTTCCGAACTACGGCTCATATTCGTGGGCGTAGCCTACTCAATTTTAACAATTTTTAACAGGGGTCGGTAAGAATTTGCAGTATATTAGCGGCATCAATTAAAAACAATACAACATGAAAAAAGTATCTACTATCCTTCGCTACGTTATCGCAGCAATTATCATTTTTGCAATCCTTTCTTACTGTCAAGAGTTGAATGATTGCCTCGCTAAGTATTAATCAATAACACAATACACTATGTTCCACAAAGACAACCTAGAAGCATTGCAGAAATTTCAGCAGATGCTCAATGCAGAACCTGATGAAGCAGGTATCGAATCAACACCCGACAAGAAAGCACGCACGCTAGTCATTAGCCACGTAGAAACCACACTCGATGAGTTATTTTTTGGCCATTGGCGCACGGAGAATTTCAAGTGGGCGGTATTAGCCAACGAAGTGCAGGCATCAATAGAGCTTGTAGTGATCCATCCGATAAGCGGGTACGAACTCAAACGTACCGGGGCAGCCTCGGTTATAATCATGGTAGACAAAGTACCCGATAATGTAACAGGCAGCGACCGCAATAGGTGGGCATTAAACCCCGATAACAAAAAAGCTAATGCAATGGACTTAGCATTCGGTAAACTCAAAGCAGAATGCCTTAAAAACGCTGCATTGTCATTAGGCAAAGTATTTGGCCGTGACCTTAACCGCAAGAACAAAGACACGTACAAGCCATTCAAGTTGAAAGGTGCATTAGGCCGTGGGCATGAGCAAGATGTTGCATATGTGCGCGAACTCATCCAGCAAGCAACCGACTTAACACAACTGCTGAAGATATACAAAGCTTGCAGTCCTGAAGTGTTAGCTGAAGTAGGCGAAGAACTCAATGCCAAGAAAGAACAATACGGCATCGTGTAAATGTTAAAATTTGTAGCAACTGTCAAGGATATCTTGATGGTTGCTATATTTACACCATCAATACAATAACACATGAACAACACACTATTCAGAGCGTCACAACTTGGTAAGTTGATGACCGATGCACGAACCAAATCAGGTTTGTCAGAAACAACAAAGAGCGCACTACTGGAAGTATACGTACAACAGAAGTACAACCGCTACAAAGAGATTAGCAACAAGTACATCGAGAAAGGTTTAGCCGTAGAAAATGATGCGATTGATATGTGGCGTAGGCACCGTGGCGAAATCGTATTTAAAAACGAGGAGATGTTTGCTAATGACTTTATCAAAGGCACGCCTGACCTGCTTATCAAAGATGATGAAACAGGACTGGTGGTAAACGTGCCCGATATCAAAAGCAGTTGGGACATCCACACCTTTATGGATGCAAAAGCTAACGACATAAGTAAAGACTACTACTGGCAAGGTCAAGCCTATTGTTGGCTAACAGGCGCACCACGTGCAACATTCTGCTACGTGCTAGTAAGCGCACCGATTGAAATGATTAACGATGAGAAGTACAGACTATCGCGTAGACTTAATCTTATTGATCCACAAGGTGACCCTGTATTTTTAAAGAAGGCAAAGAGCATCGAACGTAACATGATATACGATATGCCACGATTCTTACGTGAATACCCGGATGCTAACCTTGAAACACCACAAGATGAGTGGGCGTTTGATATACCCATCGCTGAACGCATCCATGAGAAGGTAGTTGAATTCGATGCGGAAGCTATCGCAAAGCTTCAGGAGCGTGTACCAATGTGGCGTGAATACTTAAATACTTTAGCACTATGAGTAAGCTAACCGCACTACAACAGGCAATGCGAATCGTGGAGAAGCATGCCCATAATCTATTCAATGTATACAATGCAGACAGTCGTGCGTTTCTTGATGAAATGGCGAAGTGTTTAGAGTTAGAGCGTGAGCAAATTGAAGAAGCATACGGACAAGGTATGATGGATGAAATAAACCACAGACTTGATGATATTGATATTCCATCGCCTGAATACTACTACAACGAAACCTACAAAGGAGGTTCAAATGAGTAAACAAACAGCGGTTGAATGGTTGGTAACTGAGTTACGCAACCGAATATCAGAAGGCACACTGGATGCAATAGTTATGAGCAAACTGAAAATGGAAGCCAAAGCAATGGAGCGTGAGCAGATTGAGAACGCTTGGCACGCTGGTGTAAGTGACAGTGATGATACCAAGTATTGGTATAATGACCACTATCGAGCAACAAGCGAAAAATACTACAACAAAACATACAAATGAGGTGAGCAATGAAACCAAGCAAAACGAACACACTCACAAAGGCTTTGTATCTTGTCAAGGAAATGAACTACAGAGCCATGCCAATACGCATCATTGCGAAAGAACTGAACGTAACAGACCGCACAGCATATCGGTATTTAAAAGCCATTAGAGAATCGGGCATACCAATATCACAAAACTTATTTGGCAACTATTCAGTGAGTTTGCCTCAACCTAAGAAACGAAAAGCAAAACGGATATGAAAGAAAGACGCACAGACCGCAGCCAACAAGCTGCTAACTATTTTGATGAAGGCTTCAGGGCATTATTTAAACGCTATACAGAACGCACACTAACACCTGCAGAGTTTGTTAGTGCAATGGATGAACTGAAACAAGCAGCTGAAGATAACTGCCGAAAGGATATCATACAGGCGTTTAATAATGGATTCTATCATGGAGTGATGTGGCATATTGAAACAACCTCTACACAAAAGGAATTTGAAAAGCCTAATGGCGATGGATACTACAGCCGTGTATTTGAAGGAGGTGAATATGACACCTGACCAACTAAAAGACCATGTGCGCAATTCAATGCAGCACTACTATAACAAAGACCAGGTTATCGAACTAATCAATAAACTCAAAGATGAAAGCAAAAGAAAAGGCATGGCAACTGTACTCGAACTATTTTGATATTGTGGAGAATGGTAAGCAGGAAGGCAACCTAGTTGAGGTTCACATGAAAGCATTGAACGCTGCGCTGTATTGTGTAGATGAAGCATTGACC